GTGGTGAAGATATTAACTAAATAGTAGATATAGTCAGATAAATTTATAAGATGGCAAAACTTTTTGGGTTTTCAATTGAAGATTCACTTAAGCAACCAAAGTCTATAGTATCCCCCGTTCCTCCAAATAATGAGGACGGGGTTGACCATTATATCCAAAGTGGATTTTATGGTCAATATGTAGATATTGAAGGTGTTTATAGAACCGAATTTGATTTAATTAAAAGATACCGCGAAATGGCATTGCACCCAGAGTGTGACAGTGCCATTGAAGATGTTGTAAACGAAGCTATTGTTAGCGATCTCTATGATTCTCCCGTAGAGATTGAACTTTCTAATTTAAATGCAAGTGATAAACTGAAGCAATCAATAAGAGAAGAGTTCAAATATATTAAAGAAATAATGGACTTCGATAAGAAGTCTCACGAAATTTTCAGAAATTGGTATATTGATGGAAGACTTTATTATTTAAAAGTTATAGATGTTAAGAATCCCCAAGCTGGTATTCAAGACCTCAGATACATTGATCCAATGAAGATGAGGTATGTACGTAAAGAGAAGAAAAAAAATAAGAACGAGAATTTACTTTATAGAAATACTTCAGAGGAAACTAGTTTAAATTCGGTTTCCCCAGAAATAGAAGAATATTTTGCATATACTCCAGCACCAAGTTATCCAGGTGGAATGGTTTCAAGTTCTGGTGGAGCAGCAAAATCAGTTAAGATTGCAAAAGATTCTGTTGCATATTGCACTTCTGGTCTTGTTGATAGAAATAAAAATACTGTTCTTTCATATCTTCATAAAGCAATTAAGGCACTCAATCAACTTAGAATGATTGAGGATTCTTTGGTAATCTATAGATTATCAAGGGCACCAGAACGTCGTATCTTTTATATTGATGTAGGCAATCTTCCAAAGGTAAAGGCTGAACAATACCTTCGTGAGGTTATGAGTCGTTATCGTAACAAATTAGTTTATGATGCGAACACTGGAGAGGTTCGTGATGACCGTAAGTTTATGAGTATGATGGAAGATTTTTGGCTTCCAAGAAGAGAGGGTGGTAGAGGAACTGAAATCACTACTCTTCCTGGTGGACAAAATCTTGGAGAACTTTCAGATATTGAATATTTCCAAAAGAAGTTATACAGAGCACTTAATGTCCCAGAATCCAGAATTGCAAGTGATGGTGGATTCAATCTAGGACGTTCATCAGAAATTTTGAGAGATGAACTTAAGTTCTCCAAATTTGTTGGGAGACTGAGAAAGCGTTTTGCAAATATCTTTAGTGATATTCTAAGAACTCAACTGATTCTCAAAAACGTTATTACTCCAGAAGATTGGACATTAATATCTGATCATATTCAATATGATTTCCTCTATGATAATCATTTTTCAGAATTAAAGGAAAATGAACTTTTGACTAATAGAATAACACTTGCAAGTACAATGGAGCCATATATTGGTAAATATTATTCTGTTGATTATGTTAGGAGAAAAGTTTTAAGGCAAACTGATTCTGAAATCATAGAGATAGACGAGCAAATTGATAGTGAAATTCAACGTGGAATTATTCCAGATCCAAATTCAATAGATCCGGTAACCGGAGAACCGTTACCACCAGAGGGTGGTGGAACTGATTTTGGTGCAAATCCAGCATCAGATATGGGAGAAGTTCCTGCTGAACCTGATTTAGAATCTCAGGCAGCTGCTACTGACGTACAAATGAAAAAAGATACTAAAAAGGCAGAGATATAAATAGTACTATAAAATTCATTTTTTTTATGGAAGATATTATCGATTTAATAGCGACGAATTCGTCAGCATCATCTATCAATGATGCTATTAAAGCTACTTTATACAATAAAGCTGCTGAAAAAATAGATGAAATTAGACCTCTGGTTTCATCATCTATGTTTGGATCGTCTGAAGAATCCTCCGAAATTGATTACGAAGATTACTCAGAAGAGGAATAAGAATAATGTCAGCACGAATTAAAATTCTTGGACAGGAAGGAGCACTTCCAACTACGACTGGAACAGCAACTAGTTTCAGTTCTGCAGCGGTTGTTCGTCTAGTCAATAGCGCATCTGCTGCCGACTATCTAGTTACAGTTGTTGAAACTCAAAGTGGAACTGTTGTTGGTTCATTTACATTACTGAGATCTCAATCTCAATTATTAGAGAAGTTACCTTCATATTGTGTCTATGCAGCAAACGCTGCTATTTTGGGAGCAAAAGTAGGATTTACAAACTAAAACAATGAAACTCATCACAGAAGAAGTATCAAAAGTAGAATTTATTACCGAAGGTAAGGGTTCTGCACAAAAATGCTACATTAAGGGCATTTTCTTACAGGCAGAGCAAGTTAATAGAAATGGGAGAATGTATCCCATGTCTATTATGGAGAGAGAAGTAAATCGTTATAACGAAAACTTTGTCGTCAAAGGTCGTGCCCTTGGTGAACTTGGACATCCAGATGGTCCTACTGTAAATCTTGACAGAGTTTCGCATAAAATTTGCGAACTCTACAAGGATGGTAATAATTTTATTGGGAAAGCACAACTTCTCGAAACCCCCATGGGTAAAATTGCGATGTCCTTAATTAAGGAAGGTGTTTGTCTCGGTGTTTCTTCTCGTGGTGTTGGATCACTAAAAATGACCAATGAGGGTCATAAAGTTGTTGGTGAAGACTTTATGTTAGCGACTGCTGCTGACATTGTTGCAGATCCTTCTGCCCCTGATGCATTTGTTCAGGGAATTATGGAAGGTAAGGAGTGGGTTTGGAAAGGCGGAATCCTTCGTGAAAAACTCGCAGAATCTACAAAACGTAGAATTAATACCTTATCAAATGAGAGAACTCTTCAAGAACATAAGGTTGAATTATTCAAAGATTTTCTTTCAAATCTTTGATTTAATAAATAAATATAGATTATAACACAATCATACAAAAATGTCCGTTGGTAGAAATTTACAAGAAATGGAAAACGTAGTAACCAAAGGGGCTGTAGCTGCCGAACCAATGCAAAAACTAGCTACTGGTATTGCACCTGGGCAAACCGGTAGCTGGGAAGATTTGGGCGGTCCTACCCCAGACAATTATCGCCCAGACGACGATTCGGCAAAACTCAGCACTCCTGGTGCTACTCTTAAGTCTGTTAAGAATGTAGTAAACAAAGGTGCAGCTCCTGCACAAGCAGTTGCCAAGGAAGAGTCGGAATATGATGATGAAGTAGTTGCCGAAGCCGCCGAAGAGGAGGAAAAGGAAAAGGGTAAAGATGAGGGTGGCAAGCATAAGGAAGGCAAGCATAAGAAAGGTAAGGAAGAGCCTGGTGAAGGTGCTGATGAGGAAGATGATGAAGATGGTATGAAGAAGGAAGAGTTTGATATCGAAGAAGATATCAATGCTCTGATTGCCGGTGAGGAACTTTCTGAGGAATTCCAAGAAAAGGCACGTACTATTTTTGAAGCAGCTATCAAAACAAAAGTTGCAGAAATAAAGGAACAACTTGAGTCTGCTTATGAAGAGCAACTCATTGAAGAGCTTACAACTATTAAGTCCGAGCTCGTAGAAAGACTTGATGCATATTTAGAGTATGCTGCAGACGAGTGGATGCAAGAAAATACACTTGCAATCGAAAGCGGTCTTAAGACTGAAATGACTGAATCATTCCTCCAAGGAATGAAGGGTCTTTTTGAAGATCATTATGTAACAATCCCTGAAGAAAGATATGATGTAATCGAGAATATGGTAGATAAACTTGATGAAATGGAGACAAAACTCAACGAGCAAATTGAAAAGAATATTGCTCTTAATAAGAGATTAGCAGAGTCAGTTACTGATGTAATTTTTGCAGAAGTTTCCGAAGGTCTTGCACTTTCGCAAAAGGACAAACTCGCTTCTCTGGCTGAAAATGTTGAGTTTGATGGTGAAGCAAACTATCGTGAGAAACTGGTAACTTTGAGAAATTCTTATTTCTCACCAACTTCCGGTGCTCAAAGAAACATTTCCGAAAATCTTTCTGAAGAAGTTGATTCTGACGTTAACACTCCAGTAATTTCTGAAGGGTTAATGAATTCTTATCTTCAGACGCTTCAAAGAGTTTCTAAAAAGTGATTTTTAAATCATAAAGTCAAACTAACACTTTTAAAAAGAGGTAAAACAAATGCAAATGTTCAATGCAGAACATCTGCAGGAGAAGTGGGCACCACTCCTTAACTACGAAGGTCTTGATCCAATCAAAGATTCACATCGTAGAATGGTAACTGCCGTTCTCCTGGAGAACCAAGAAAAAGCTCTTCGTGAAGAGCGCGAATTCCTTTACGAAGGAAGCACAACTAACTCAGTAGTAGGAACCCCTGGTTTCTCTGCTGGTGCTAGCTCACCTGTTGCAGGTTTCGACCCAGTTCTGATTTCATTAATCAGACGTTCAATGCCTAATCTGGTCGCTTATGACCTCGCAGGCGTTCAACCAATGAACGGTCCTACTGGACTCATCTTCGCAATGCGTTCCAGATACAATGCCCAGGGTACAGGTAATGCTGAAGCTCTCTTCGATGAGGCAAATACTGCATTCTCTGGTCAGAGTGATGAGTTCAACTTTAATCAGTACAACACCGGCACTGCAGTTGGTATGGGTACTACCGCTCAGCGCGGAACCAACCCAGGTCTTCTGAACCCAGAATCTGGTCAAGCACTTGACACCTACAGCGTAGGTCAGGGAATGGGCACTGCTCAGGCAGAAGCTCTTGGAACTGGCAATGACGCTTTCAACGAGATGGCATTCTCAATCGAGAAAGTCACCGTTACTGCAAAGTCACGCGCTCTGAAGGCTGAGTACTCGTTAGAACTCGCACAAGACCTCAAGGCAATTCACGGTCTGAATGCTGAAGCGGAATTAGCAAACATTCTCTCAACTGAGATTCTTGCTGAAATCAACCGCGAAGTTATCAGAACCATCTACAGAGTTGCTGAATCTGGTGCTCAACAAAACGTTGCAACCAACGGTGTATTCGACCTCGACGTTGACTCCAACGGTCGTTGGTCAGTTGAGAAGTTCAAGGGTCTTATTTTCCAAATCGAGCGCGATGCCAACGCAATCGCACAAAGAACTCGTAGAGGAAAGGGCAACATGATCCTCTGCTCTGCAGACGTTGCTTCCGCCCTTACAATGGCTGGTGTTCTTGATTACACCCCAGCACTCAACGCTAACCTTAACGTTGATGATACTGGCAACACCTTCGCTGGTGTTCTTGCTGGTAAGTATCGTGTATACATTGACCCATTCTCGGCTAACCTTCCTAACTCGACTGGTACTCAGTACTATGTTGTTGGTTATAAGGGTTCCAGCCCATATGATGCAGGTCTCTTCTACTGCCCATATGTTCCTCTCCAAATGGTTCGTGCCGTTGGTGAGAACACTTTCCAGCCAAAAATTGGCTTCAAGACCCGTTACGGGATTGTTGCCAACCCATTCGCAGAAGGAACCACCGCTGGTGGTGGCAACCTCACCGTTAACGCAAACCGTTACTACAGAAGAGTTGCTGTTAGAAACCTCATGTGAGTCATTTCACATAAACTGTTTGGAGGGTCTTTCGAGACCCTCTTTTTTTATCTAAATAAAAATAAAATCTAATGGCATCGGCTTTTAATAATCAAATCCAGAATAGAAATTATCTATCACCAGTTGGATTTAAATTTACTTTGGCAAAGGAGCCAAAAGCAGTATTTTTTTGTAACTCCATAAGAATTCCAGAAATAACTTTACAGACTGCTATCCAACCAACTTATCTTAAGGACATTGATATTCCTGGAGAGAAACTGACTTATGGTGATTTGTCATTGAAATTTTTAGTTGATGAAAATATGGAAAATTACATGACCATTCACAATTGGTTGACTGGTTTGGGATTTCCAGAAACTACGCAACAGTATAAAGATTTAATTTACGAAACTCTAGAAGTGAGAGATGAAAAAAATGCCTTTAGTGACGGTTCACTTCACGTTTTGAATAGCAATTATAGAGATGTTGCCGTAATTAAATTTCTTGACTTATTTCCAATTTCATTGTCTTCATTGGATTTTGAATCTGGGCAAGAAGATTATAACTACTTTACAGCAGAGGCAACTTTCAAGTATACTGTATATAATATCCTAGGAACTGACGGTCAACCTTTATGAATCTTGATGAAATTCAGGAAATGTGGCAAAGAGATTCTGTCATAGATCCTGATAACTTACATGAGGAATCCTTGAAGATTCCCCAACTTCATGCAAAATATTATACAGTCTATAATACAATTACATTACTGAGAGAAAAGGCAAGAGAAACTTCCAACAGAGTTAAGTTAGAACGCTATAATTACTACACTGGAAAGGCACCTGCAGAGGTCTACGTAGAAGAACCATTTCCGTATAAAGTTAGAGACAAAGAGTCCTTACAGAGGCATATGGACGCCGATGAGCGTCTAAGCAAATTGGAATTAAAAGTAAGGTATTATGATACTATGTTGAAGTTCTTGGAAGAAGTTATTAAAACAATTTCTAATAGAACTTTCCAAATTAAAAATGCCATTGAGTGGCATCGCTTCCAGGCAGGGTTCAATTAACCGTCTCCCGCCACCAAATAAATATTCATAACTGATACTTTATGAATGTCCCATTTGGTCATATCAAAAAAGAACGAGGTATATCTTCAGGTAAAAGCAGAACCACACGTTTACTACGAACTTCAGGATCAATTTACCTTTGATGTCCCAGGTGCTAAATTCATGCCACAGTATCGCAACAGATACTGGGATGGAAAGATACGTCTGTTTAATACACAAACCGGTGAAATTTATATCGGTCTATTAGATAAACTTATACAGTTTTGTGAAAATCATGACTATACTTATGAATTCACAAACAATAAATTTTATGGTCTTCCTTTTGAGATAAATGAACATATCTCAAAGGAAGGAGTAAAAGATTATATAAATTCTATCTGCAAGTATTCTCCCCGCGAGTACCAAGTTGAGGGAGTATACGACGCTTTAAGACACAATAGAAAGTTGTTGATATCTCCAACTGCTTCTGGAAAGTCGTTGATGATATATTCGATTGTGAGATATTACGTTGAGAAAGGACAAAATACTCTGATAATCGTTCCGACGACATCCCTTGTAGAGCAGATGTATAAAGACTTTGCGGATTATGGATGGGATGTTGGTTCATACTGCCACAAAATATACGCTGGAAAAGAAAGAGAAACAGACTCTCAGGTAATTATCACAACCTGGCAATCCATCTACAAACTCCCCCGACAATATTTTTCAAGATTTAATGTAGTTGTCGGGGATGAGGCACACCAGTTTAAATCAAAGTCATTAGTATCTATAATGACAAAACTTTCTGATTGTAAATATAGATTTGGTTTCACTGGAACTCTAGATGGAACCCAAACTCACAAGTGGGTTTTGGAGGGTTTATTTGGTCCATCCTATAAAATTATTAAAACCGATGAGTTGATGAGAAAGGGGCATGTTGCAACTTTAGACATCAATATTCTTCTATTGAAACACCCAGCACATAAGTTTGAGAACTTTGAAGATGAAGTTCAATATATTATTAATCACGAAAAAAGAAATAAGTTCATAAAAAATTTAGCCCTTGATCTTAAAGGTAATACACTAATTCTTTTTTCTAGAGTAGAAGGTCACGGACAACCACTTTATGAGCTCATAAATAATAACAAAGCAACTGATAGGCACGTATTCTTC